CGAAAGAGACCGTCAGGATTTCCGGTTGTAGTCCTGCCAGTTGATCGGCGGGTCGCGTCCAGATGTACGCGCAGGCACCTGCGACCATGCACGGACGGACCATCTGCGTTGCGAAGGCGGCGATGGTCATGAGGCCGTGCATCCAGCTAGGTGCACCGACTGGCGGTGTGTAGCCGCTGCCCGACGTTCCTTCGACGGCTTTCGCAAACGCCTCGACCTCGGCGATGGCGATTTGCTTTTCCTTCATCGCGGCGATTTCAGCGATCCTCCGCTTGCTCGCGCTCCACTCCTTCGCCTCGCCTACGATTGAACCTAGGAGTTGCGTTGCGCCGCCGAGGATTGTACCACCGGCGGCAGAGGCTAGGAATGACCAGAAACTCATGGTCAGCCAAGCGCCAATCCCAGCGCGAGCATCACCGCGCCCGTCACGAACAAGACGAGCGCGGCCTTTCCTAGCAGGTCAGGATCATCCCGCAGTTTGCTGCGGAGGTTCGACACCCGTTGCGAGAGTGCGGACCGCACGTTCAAGAAGTTCATGTTCTTGTCGCGTGCCACGGAATTGAGCCGCGGCTTGCGCGAGGATTATTCTCAAGGATTCGTCGCGGCCACAGCGGCGCGAATGTCAGCGGCGGCAGTATCCTGATCGGCAGGGTTGCCAGTCACGCCGTTGACCTGCGAGGCCAGCGATCCGTCAAGGGCGATCAACTGGAAGCGATAGAGGTTGCTGGTGTAGTCGATGGATAGCAGCATCGCGCCTTTGGCGATGCCAAAGCCGGCGATGTAGTTGCTGGCGTCTACGGGAGAAGAGAAGGTGAGGTTCATGGTTTAGAAGGAAAGAGGTTCGATGTCGCAATCGACCTCGACCACGTCGGTCGAATTAGAACCGATCCAGATGGCTCCGGGAGACGCGGGGAGGTTGTTTGCGATGGTCAGGTTCTGCCAGTACTGGTTCAGCGCAGTAGAACTGACGTATCCAGAAGTGCCCGACGAAGCACCGATGGTGATTGTCGGCGTTCCGGTACGAGAACGCGCACGCATCCGAGTGATATGCGTGTTGCCCAAATAAGTGCTTGCACCGAGTAACTGCTGATTGCCGTTCGTGCTGGTCGTGCCTCGGATTCGAGTCTGTCCCGTTCCCGGCACGTTCCACGAAACGCCAGAAGTCGGGAGAACTATCTGCGCTCCGTTGCCTGACATATCCGTCCAGACTAGACCATTGCCGGCCTGATAGGCGTCGGGGGCGAGGAGGAGGCCGATGGGGACAAGCGTTACATCATCAATTACGATGGAGCCCGCACCCAAATTATTTTGCAGGCCGAAAGCAGCATAACCTGTCCCTGATGCCGTAAATTCAAATGTTTTAACTCCGGTTCCAGTAATATAACCGTATCCAACATCGGCCATGTTTTGCACATAAAGACCAGTAGTTTGATTTGTGATTATGTTTACGCTTAGGCGATACTTAGTGCCTTTAGCCAGAAGACCAGCACGGTAAATCGCACCGCCACCAGTAGGCAAAGTGCATTGGCCGCTACCAATTGTTGCGCTGTTCGCCTTTGTCCAATAGCCAGTATCAGAGGCAAATGTCGAGTTGTCTCCAGTAATAAACGAGGTGTTGTTCGCACCACCGCTGGCGTAATCACTTCCCGCCGGAGCCCCCGCCTCGTACAGCGCGACCACCTCGGAGGAAGAGAGGGCGCGGTTGTAGATGAGGGGAGACGTTACGGTTCCAGTTAGCTTTTCATTAGTGCCATCAGCGGAACCAAAAAATGCCACGCTACCGCTGAAATCCGTGTTGCTTGGAAGTGTTGCGGTCGAAAACTGGATTCCGTTTTTGTAGACAATGACGCTAGTTCCGCTGCGCGTCAGGGTGATAAGCGCACTTTTTCCGGCTTCAAATACACCGGCAATGTATGCAAACAACGAGCCACCTTGCTTGTAGAAGGTCAGCGCACCAGCGTTGTTTTGAATGAGCGGACCGGATATTCCGCTGACGATAGACTGAATCCCAGAAACACTCGGAAGAGAGCTAACAAATGAGATCGTGAAATCGTTCAGTCCTAAAGTCGGACCACTCAAAGTAGCGTCGTCCGTCCCATCAAACACCAATCCCTGACGCGGCGCACGGGCATTGACCACGGGAGCCGCCGCATATTTCGCGTTCGCCGGAGTCACGAACGTAGTCGTGCTGGTTCCGGCAGCAGCCTGCGCGTCGGTCGCGGCAGTCGCGCTTGAGGTAGCAGCCCATTGCGGAGCAGCACCGGAGCCCTGCGACTTGAGCACGGTATCAGCGGCACCAGCGGTCAGCGAAGTCCACCCGCTTGATCCGCGATAGAGAATGTCGCCAGTCGTGGTCGAGATTCCGTCAAGCAGCGCACGCGCACCAAGCAGCGCGGTGGTCTGTCCGGTGCCACCTTGATTGATTTCCGCAACACCGGCGATTGAACCGAAGTTTGCAGCACCGCCGCCGCCGACGTTCCCAGCGCGAGCAGCAAGCACCGTCCACTTGTCCGAGTTCTTCGTCGGCTTGCTCGCGTTGTTATCGACGTTCGAGACGTAGCTTGTCCCGAGCAGCGAAACCACATCGAGCCGCTGATAGAAAACGCCCTCCTGCCAGTTTCCTTTGGGATTCAGCGAAGCACCCGCCGGACCCTGCGGACCAGTTACGGCAGCGAACTTCGTGATCTGCTCCTTCGCCTCTAGCTCCACGCGCTTGATCTGCGCGTCGAACTGGGAGGAAAGCTGCTGAACATTCGCGCAGATTTCTGCGAACTGTTGCTTCAGTTCGGCAGTCTGAAGCGCAATCTTCTCGTCGTTCTGCGCGTCCGCGCCCTTTAATTCGCCGACGATCACGTTGATCTGGTCGTCGATCGCCTTCCGCTGCTCCTCGACTTTCAGCGACAAGGCCGAAAGCGAGTTGTCGAGGACGTGATGTTGCAGCGTCTTGATGCCGGTCATCGCAGCCGACAACGCGGCAAGCGCCGCCTCTAACGGGCGTGACTGAATCGCAAATTCAGACTCCACGCGCTCAAAACGCGCTTTGATGTCACCGAGGGTCTCGGCAAGAACTAGAATTTCGTCGGTGAGGGTGTTCCGGTTGTCGGCCATGATCGGTGCTTGTTAAGAGTTCGCCTCGTTTGCTTTGACTCGTTTTGACAAAATGGAAGAGAGCTTCGCCATCCGCTGTTCCTTTGCCTCGGTTTCGAGCTTTACCTGCCGAGCTTTTTCCTCCTCTTCGGCTTTCTTTGCGGCCTCGGCGATGGCTCGCGCTGCAGCCTCGGCGTCGAATTGACGAACGCCAAGAGGATCGAGCGCCCTGCGAATTCTGTCGGTGCTTTCGACATTTTGCCCGAGCGCACTCCGCACTTCGGAGAGACGCTCCTTGCGTTGCACCAGTTCCTCCAGCACTCGCGTGCGGCGTTCCCTTGGCGTTTCTAGGGCATCCTCGACGGAGAGCGGGCGACCCATCTCGGCGCGATCGAGTTCCTTCGCTTTGCGGTTCGCCCAGCTTTGACCGGCGTCGCCACCCCATAGCGCCCACGCAATGCGACCAGCGGACGGGAACCCTTTCTGCGACGGGCTAAATCCTTCGCCCTGCTTGTCCACTTCGTGCCGCGCAAAGTAGGAAACCATGCGCCGCACCGTGTCGGGAGATAGGTTCTTGCGGTTCGCAATGTCGCGAGCCCGAGCTACGCCGACTGCGGTTCCGCCTCGATTGTAGGACTGCCGCCAATCGAGACCGCGCTTCGCCTCTTCGACCATGCCATCGGTCGGCGTAAGATCGACGGCAGCGAACCGTGCTCGCTGAATAGCCGTAGCGGAATCGGTCTTGAGGTTTATTGCCTTTGCGCGGTCAGGCGAAGGAGCGCCGCCTTCAGTCGTGGCAAGTTCCTCCGCCGAAGGATCGACAATCGCGGTCGGTGTCTGGTCGGCTGGCGTCTCTTCTGGATTGACCGGCTGGCCATCTGGCCCGACCGGAATCGTCTCGCCAGCGTCAGTTGACCCTTTGCCCGTCGTAGCATTAACCGCGTCGATTGCATCTTGCGTGACTTCTGTTCCTAGCGCAGCGGCCATCGCGGCGTTGGCCGGCAACTGCTGGGTCGTCATGCGGATGGCAGTCTCTGGTATGCCGTACTTCTTCGCCAATTCCTTGACGTATGCTGCCTCGGCGGCGATCTGCTCAAGGCGAGCAAAGGCGTCGGTGCCTTCGGACGCGGCGATCTCTTGCAGCGATTTCGCGCCCTGCCGGTTTTCGGCCATGTTCGCGACAGACTCGCGGCCCACGTCAATCGTGAGCTTGGCGGGAAAGCGCCATTCGCCACGGGTCGCGCGGCGTAACGCCTGCACCATCGTCTCACCAGCGGCCAGCGGAGGCGGCGGAATTTCCTGACGCGCAATCGCGTCGAGCAGCACCGCGTTCTTGATCGGGTCGAGAACCTTGTCCTGCAAGACACCTTGATGCCGGCCAAAAATGCGGTCGGCCTGCGCGAACTCGGCGCGCACGCTCGGTCCGCTGTAGTCCTCGGTACCGAATAGCACGCCCTGCGGGATACCGGTTCCGATGGCGATTTCGTGCATTAGGTGCGCGATGAAGCCGGAGAAAGCCTGCGACGGACGCGACGGCATCACCTCGACCTTGTCGGCGGTTCCGAAGTAACGAATCGTGGCGACTTGCGAGAATTCGTTCTGCTGCTCCTGACCGTTCGGCAGCACGTTGGTCGGCGGTCCAGCCGTGAACAAGTTGCGCGGGTTAGCGGTCGAGCGATCGGAGAATACGAGCGCGGCCTGCTGCGAAGCAAAGCGCACGCCTGCCTTTTCGGCCTCAAGGATTTCGTTGAGCATCCGAATCGTGCGCTCGGAGCAATGGAAATCCGTGACGCCGCGCATCTGGTCGATTCGGAACGGGTCAAAGTAGTGCGTGAAATTCGACGCCGGAATGTCCTCCGCGCCGAAATAAACGCCTTCGCGAGTCACGCGGTAAATGCGATACGCGACCGGACGACCGAAGTCGTCAACGATCACGCCCTGAAAGTAGTTGTCACTCTCGGCTCCGACCATGTTCGGATTGCCGATGCGTGTCGCAGGAACCAACTGAATCCGCAGCGCGTCCTCGACGCGACGAATGGCAAACCCGCAGTCGCCATCGACCGGACGCTCCTCGCAAGCAAGCTGGATCAGCTTACGAAACGAGTGCCTGCCGCTGATGTCGCAGTTCTTGCACCAAGCGTGGAAGAACTCGGAGACGATGTCGTTGTATTTCTTGTCGCCGGTTGCCGGTGAGTACTCGGTCGGCGTAAGGAACTGACCGAACTTGCGCGAGACGGCGCGGGCCTGCGGCACGTTCTCGACCAACTCGCGCGCCTCCCACATCATCACGATGCGCGACCGGCTCGTTTGCGTGCTCTCGCTCGGCTGACCGTAGGTGCGCGGCGCGTAGATGCGATTGGTGACGCTGGCGTTGTACGAGAAAAGCTCGCGCTGCACCTGCGCCTCAAGACGCTTCAGCGCGTAAGAAGGCGCGACCGCCTCAAGCGCCCGCTCGTACCAAGGCCGATTGGCAAGGATTGGAGTCGGGTCGAAGGCTGGGACGTTACTCATGGTCAGAAACCGTTGAACGAAACGTAGGAAACCGTGGTGCTCTCGTTGTTGGCGTCGTCGATCGCAGCCTGCAACTGTCCGAGCATCAGGTTCAGTTTGTCCAAATCGGCGCGGTTCACGCTCTTGCCGTTCAGGCTGTAACTCTGATTCAGCAGAACGGCTTGGATCGCATCCAGCGTTTTGGTTTTCAGCGAATTGAGCGTTCCGACGTCAATTCCGAAGAACGGATTGGACAGACTTCCCATTTGCTAGAACGCCTATCGTAAAAACGGAGGGCTTCCGCACTACTATGGAACAACTCGCCTGCCTCTTTCGCGCCGCCCAGCTTTACGCTCATTCCGCCCACAATCAGGTGCGCGGCGCCTCGTTCTTCGCCGACCATGAGTTCCTCGGCGAATTGTACGGCGAGTACGAGGAGGCTTACGACTCCGTGATCGAGCAGATGATCGGACTCAACATGGGTGCCGACATTTCCAAGATCACCAAGTGCGCCTGCGACATCGCGACCTCACTTGCCGATCCCGCGCTGTTCCCGCCGGAGATGAGCTTTCAAGTTTTGCTCAAGGTCGAAGGCGACATCCAAGCGGAGATCGCCCGCCTGACTCCGACCGCTGACATCGGCACGCAGAACAAGATCGCGCAGTTCTTCGAGGATTCGCAGCACCGCGCCAACTACAAGATCGGGCAGCGGCTCAAGAAGTAGGTCGCCCGCTACTCCTTCGGCGGCGTGTAGCGAATGATGCCCGCGATCGTCGCCATGCAAAGCATCATCGCGCTGGTATCGAGACCGTGATTGGGCGCGTTGTTCTTCACTTCGCGCCACTCCCAGACTCCGGCGCGCACCTCGGTTTTCGATTCGCCCTTCAGGTGCTCCAAATACAACGGGTTCACGTCAGCGGGAAGTTCCCACTTGAGGTCGCTTTTGCCTTCCAGCGCGCTTTGGAGGATGTCCTTGAAGTAATCGCCGCTGAAGTTGTAGAAATAGACGTCGCCGCCTCGGAAGTCTGAAACGTGCGGATCGCTGAACGGGTAGTTGATGATCTGGCCGGTCGCCTCATCGCGCAGCGCCCACGTCTTTCGCCCGTAGCCGCGCATTGATCGCCAGCCGAATTCCGCGCAGTCGTGGTCAACGTCGGCGGGTCGGTAGCCTCTGTCCTGCGCGACGCATTGATCCGAGACCTTGTAGCGTTTCTGAAGTAGCCGGAGCGAGGCGCGTGAGTCCACGCGACCGAAAAACAACTGCCGGTAGCGCGGACCCGTCGCCGTCGAAAAAGCGCCGATCTCGGCCCACCAGTGATCCTGCTGTCGGTCGATCGACATTAGCCGGATCACCTCGTTGTCGATTGCCTGACCTTGCTCGTACTGCGCCATCGTGTAGTCGCTGCGCGGCACGAATACGTTGAGAACCTTTCGCTCGACGATCCACGGCTTCGCCTCGCGCTTCGTCCTGAATTCCTGCATCGGCGTATCGTCGCCGGTCCGCACGTTGTGATTGTGCGCCTCGCAAAATTCCTCGACGAGCAGTTTCATCGGACGGCTGACGAGAGCTTCGATGCGGAACGAGACAACCTCCTTTGGCGCTTTCGGGTTCGTGGCAATGTAGCGTCCGGTTTTGCGCCAGTGCGCCCGCGTCGTCTCGTCGTCCGGTGATTCGTGTCCGCAGTTGATGCAGCGGAAGCGCACCGTTTCTGTTGCGCGCTGAATGTCGATCGTGTCGTCGTCGCGCTTTGCGGTCTTGTCCCAGACTACGCCCGCGACCACGTCCTTGCCGTCGCGCTGCATGAATGAGACTTCGTGCAACTTGCGGCAGGCCGGACACTCGGCCATCCACTCCTGCTGATTGCCGGAGCGGTAGGACAAGTCCTCGACGTTTCCGGTGTCGGCATCCATCACCGCCGCCTGCGACACGTTGTAGATTTTGCTCCTGCCGACCTCCTCGAATTTCGACACGCGAGCGACCGCGTGACCGTAGACCTCCTGCCAGCGCGGAAGCCAAATCTCGTCGTTCACCTTGTAGCGGATCGACTGCGACTGCTGGGTCGAAAGGTTGGCTGGATTGAGGGTGAGGAAAAACCCGCCGAAATAAATCTCCGTAGTCGTCCTGTTTGTTCCGACCTTCGGCAGCATCCGAGCGACCGGCTTGCACCGCTCCAGCAGCGGATTGAGCCGCGACTTGCAATGCCGCTCGACCATGTCCTCCGTCTGCATCGTCCAGCTGATCGGTCCGGCGTCGTTGCAGATCAGCCACGGCACCCAGATGTCGGCGACAAGCGTTCCGCCGATTTGCACCGCTTTCCTGAAATGCACGCGGCGAACAATCGGGTCTTGCAGCGCGTCGAAAATCGGAATCAGCCAAGGCGTGATGCGGACGTTGAAAGGCCCGCCGGTCGCGTAGGACTCCGGCAGAACAACGTGCTTCCTCGCCCACTCGTAAATTGGCGAGCGGTCGGGCTTGGAGAATTGAAAGCGGGAAAGAACCGCCTCGACGTCGGTCATGTCGCGACCGGCTGCGGCTGCTCGACCGGCTGCGCCTTCTTCGGCCTGCCGCCGAGCTTCCCGTTGCGTCGATTCGCCTCCGTCTTGCGCGCCGATTTCACCCGACCGCCGAGGCGACCTAGCGCGACGGCTGCGGGATTTTTCGGTGCATCGCACTCGAAGCAAACCTGCCGGCCATCCGGCAGGGTTTCGTAGGTGTGGTCGTGGGTAGTCATTTTCAGATAGTGCGCCAAAAAATTTGAGCCTTGTAGCCCTTAACCAAAAGCCGCGCATGAGGCTGAACTTGGAACTCTCGCTTGTCGTACTTCACAAAAACGGAGCCATCACGAAAGTGAGGAACTCGAGCTTCGACTGGCTCGCCGGTGAATACTCGGCCCTTGCCGCGATAATAATCATTGAACGGAAAACGAACCGCGATCTTGCCAGTTGAGCGAGCTTCGTACTTTGCGGCTTTTTCTACGTTTCGGATTTGGATTTTCTCGAAGGTCATGGTCGTTGTTTTTTGTTGGTTGTCGTTGTTGACGCGATGAGGAAAACCGAACCGCTTGCGTTGTGCAAGACATATTTTCAAAAAAAAGCGCCTCGGTTTAGGAGGCGCTTTGCGCTTGAATCCTCAAGCCGCAACCAGATTCAGCAGGTTGCCAGCGCGCTTCTCCAGATCGATGCGGGCGTCGAGGTAGTCGAAGTCGCGAGCGTAGGCGGTGAAGCCCTGCACCAAATCCCACAACGTCTCGCAGCCACCTTCTTCGCGCTCGGCAACTTCCATCGCGCTGTTGACCTCGGCGCGAGTGAACTTGAACGGCGCAAGCATCGTGTCGAGATCGTCGCCCTTCGGCAACCGGCGATTCATAGCGCGAGTGATTGTAGCCTGATCGTTGATGACAGAAGCCTCGGCATATTGCGCGAGCATAGGAGCCGCATCGGAGTCGAAGCGGTACGGACCATTCTTGCTGTGACGAATGACGAGCTTGTTGATCTGCTGCGCTCCCCACACGATGTGATTTCCGCAAACCTCGTTGAAGAGGAACGTCATCAGGCCGAAAGTCTTGCTGCCGGTCTCGCTGTTCCAAACGAAGAAGCCTCGGTTGAGCTTGGCACGCGGACCAGCTTCCAGCCTGCTGCCGCCGTCGATCATGAACATGAACACGTCGCGATCGCTGGCGTAGAGTCCAGACGGCTTAGGCGTGCCGGTCGCACGATCATAAGCCAGCGGATTGTAGAACCGGCCTCCCGTGCGCTCAACGATACGCTGCACCGCGTCCACGCAATCGGCGTCCCAGATGCGTCCGTAGGTCGGGCTGGTCACAGCCTGCAGAGTATTGAAACTCTGCGCCTGCGGATCGACGACGGTCATGAACTTGGCTTCCTCGCGAGGACTCTTCGCGATGCCGTCGTTGATGCACTGCACCGCAAGTTCGGTCGGCAGGCGGCGCAGGTAATTGGCCGGTGCGCCGATCATGCTGGCAAACTGCCCAAAGGCCCAGTGACTCGGCTCGCACGCCGAGATCGCAGAGTTGAGCACGATGGTGCCGTTGCGCTCCTCGGCCTTGAGCGCACGCACGTCGAGATCGACGGAGCGAGAGACCATCCGGCGGCAGTGAACTGCGTCGCGCAGTTGCGTGAGGGTTTGATAGCGTTGATCGGCAGGGCGTGAGGCCCACTGGCGGCTGGCTTCCATCAGGTTGGTTGTAGTCATTGTCGTTTTGGTTTTGGTTTTTGGTTTCACTCTGACGGCCTCGTCAGCAGCCGCTCAACGGCTGGACGCCCGAAGGCGTTTCGGCCTTTAGCAATAGACCTCGTAGCCCTCAACGGTCTTGGTGATACCGCCGAGCGGCATTCCGTGGAACCAGCCGCCGTTGACCGTTCGGCCTTTGACCGCCGCTGATACTTTTTTCGCAGCCGCCTTCGTGCGAACCACGATCCGATTGTAGCAGATGCCGCCGTTGTACCAGATGAAGTCATCGGCTGAGATGCCGAACTGTTTCGATGCCCAGTGCTGCGTGTCGTTGTTGGTTTTCATTGTCGTTGTGGTTGTGGTTGGACTAACGAGAAATTAAACTTCGACCTGATAGAACCGGCCCACCGCGCAGCCGTTGACCTTGTGCGTATTAGGCACAACGCGCAGCGTCTGGGCATCGCACGCGGCGAGCAGCGCCGCCTCGGCTTTGTCGAGAGTGTGATAACCCTTTGCGGTAAGTTTCTGAAGGACTGCGGCGATGCGGCTCTGGGAGGCTTCTATTGTGATTTTCATTGTCGTTGTTGTTTTGGTTGTGGTTGAGCTAACGGTGCAGAGCAAAAGCGAAGCGGTTCGGAAAGTAAAGAAAAAAGTTTAGACCGATTTGATCAGGTTGGCGTACAGCCCGCCGAGATACTTGCGCTTGGCGGGCTTCCACTTGGCGCGGAAGGCGGCGAGGCTCATTGCGCCATGATTCACCAGCTGGCGGTCGAAGTGTTTTTTGGCTTGGAGGTTTTTCATCGTGGTCAAAGAAAAACCCAACCGCTTGGCAAAGTAAAGCTCTTTTTTTAAAAAACTTTTGGGAGGGTTTCGATCCGCTCCCAAGCAAGTTCATGGATGAACCAGCACCACGGCGCTTGCCTTGATCGCTCGCCGCGCTCCGGTGCGTCTTTCGCATCAAGCCAGCCGAGCAATTCGATTTCAGGTCTCAAGCCAACCGTTCCGATGATGAGTCGATCGTTCTCGATGTCTCTTTGCGTGACCTTGCAAAGATTGCGGCGACGAGACCAGCGAACTTCGATTCGCGTTCCGATAAGATCGGGAACGGAATAAACGTCCACGCCGAGCGACTGATCACAGCCAAGTGCGACGGCTACGGCCAATTCAGCGCACGCAGCGTTGAGATGATTGTCGAGAAACTGTCCGGCCCATTGCTCTGGAAACGCCGAGCGGCTTTGCTTTTCCTCCGCACTTCGCTGGCGGGCGTTTCCTATCTTCAGAGCGTATTCCAGCTGCGCTTCATTCAGACGAACTTTCATCGCCTTCTTGCCTCCGCGTTTCGCGAATCGCCTCGGCCTCGAAGGTGGCGATGTTGTTGTTCACGACCTCTCGAATTTCGTCGAGCATCATGCGACCCTCAAGATTCGCCTCCGCTGCATTTTTGCCGACGACTCGCGGACCGAGTTCGACCTCCAGTTTGAGCCGGAGGAGCAGGTCGAGTTTCTGAGCTAGGACGCCTAGCATTTCCTCGACGACCTCACGATCAATAGTCTCTCCCGACTCGCGGGCAATCTTCATGTCGCGCAGCTTAATCTCGCGCTGCATGAGTTGCGCCTTGAGGTCGGCGAGGGTTTGCGTGGCTACGTCTTTGCCGATAAGCTTCTCGGCGCAGAAGCGTTGCCAAGCGTGCAGATTTTCCCTGCGAGAACCGACCTCTTTTTTTGGAGCCTCGTTCGGATACTTGGCGCGGGCATCGTAGATTGCCCTGCGGTTGAGGCCAAGTTCCTTTGCCAGCGCGCTCGTATCTTTGACCCATTCACCATCGCTGACTTCCGATTCCCATTTCTCCATCGCCTTCTGCTCGGAGATGGAAAGCGTCTTACCAGCGCGCAGCTTCGCGACAATGTTGGAGATATTTTGCCGCGCTATCTTAGTCGCGGCTTGCGAGATGTTTTCACCTCCGACCGCTGCGGATTGATTGCTCACAGATCACCAGCACCAAACGGTTCGACAAGCAGGAAACCAACTGTCCTGCCATTCGGTGTAACCTTTCGCATATCCAGAATAAAAGATATTCGGATACGTTTGCTTCAAGGTCGCTATTACTTTCTCGAAACGGCCAAGCGATTTATCGATATCAAATGACCACTCGAAAACTAATTTCTTAACCCTGACTGATCCGTATTTTTCCAGAATCGGCATTTCGATTCCTTCGGCATCCAGCTTGATGCAGTTTGATGAAATCCAGTACGGTTCTACTGGAGAAATCTTCACCTTAATCGTTTCTCCTCCGTTCCATTTCCGCATCAGACTATTTCGCCAGAGATTTCCGTTGGCTGTATTTCTGTAGAACGCGGCTTCGGATGATTCATTTTTTTCTGTCAGGCCGACGTCATTAACGGTTACGAAGCGTGCGAGCCTATTCGCTTCGACGTTTGCTCTCACGATGCTCGCGTTTTCTGGATCAGGTTCGAACGCGATGACCTTTGCTTTGTGAGAAGCAGCCAATACAGAAAAGGCTCCGCAGTTTGCTCCGATATCGATCCAAGTTTCTCCGGCTTCGATTCCGAATCCTCTTCGTTCGTAGCTCCGATCTATTACGACCTCCTTGATCGCCTTGAAATCGCTGGTGCCTTCGCGCACGGCGAAGAGCAAGTTGCCCGCCTTGATTGTTTTTAGCTTTGTGAACGTCTTCAAGTTTTCACCCGCTTTCCCGCCAAGCGACGAAGCTCAACCTGCTCGCGGCGCATTCTTGCGCGAGCGATTTCCTCGCGAAGCGGCGCGCAATTCCACATAGCCCGCAGCGAATAGTACACGATGGAAAAGCGGCGTGCGTCCGGCTTCAGCTTAGTGATCGGAGTAACGCCGTGCAGAATGTTCTGCCCGTCGAAGTAGAAAATGGTTTTATCGCGAACTTCGCACATTACGCCATATTCCGGCATAGAAAGGTAACCGCCGCCGATGTCGCGCTTGAGCACGATCATCGCGGACCAAACCTCTTTGAAGTTGCCGGAGTCGAAATGGTAGCAGAGCGGATTGTTGTCGTTGATGATTCCGGAGGTGAATGGCACGTCGGCGTGGCGATAGTCTTCCACCACGCGCTCCTTAGTAGTTTTCAGATGGTCGGCGTAGAGTTCGGGATTATGAAGCGCGTAATGCTTCGCTGCGATTGCGCCTCCGGCCATGATCTTCGCGTGCTGCGCGGGTTGCTCGGTAGCGAAACTAGTGATCGAGCAGAAGTCCTTACGAATCGCGTTGCGCGGATTGTATCCGAAAATTCGGCTCGTCGTTTTTAGTCCACTTGTTCGGAAGGTCTCTTGATACTTAACCTTCGTGCAGCAGTCGAACATCTCGTCCAGCGCAGAGGCGTCCTCCGCTGGCTTGACGTAGAGGCAAACCACCTTGCCGCTTTCTTTATCTACGAGCCGGAACTCGTCCTTCAGCAGCGTCGGGCAGTCGTTCTCGTTAGCGCGCCGCTGAACGAACTCACGCAGGTTGAGCTTCTTCTTTTCCAGAACAAGAGTTTGCATATTCGCGGATCGCCGTCATCGCGGCGGTAGTGTTGCTGTCGAGATCACGGGCTTTCTTGATTGTTTCAAGCTTCGCCATGATTTCTTCGAACTCGGCGGTGTCCATGATTAGGACGATTTGCCGCACGGTGCTCTGTTCGTAATCCTCCAGCTGATCTTTCGGAGTTGGACCCTGCTCCTGTCCTGCGACTACGAGATCGTTTTTCAGCCACTCGTCCAGATCATCTCCGCTAAATCCGGTTAGGTCCAAGTCGAAATTTCCGTCGCGCAACTCCAGCATCAGCTTCTTCAACTCGTCGTGATTGGTTTCGGAAAGCTCGGCGATCCGATTGTCGGCGATCAGATCGGCCCACTCAGATGCTTCGGTTTCGTATTCTTGGAATTCTACGGGAACCAACTTCGCGCCTAGCAGCATCGCAGCGGCCAACCTGCCGTGGCCCTTGACGATGAAGCCGGATCTCTTGGAAACGACGATGGGCGAACGCCAACCCTGCGTTTTGATTATGCGCGAGAGAATTTCGACCTGCGAATCTGGGTGCTGATTTGGGTTGCGCGGGTTTGCCACCAGCCCAGCCGGATCGACCAGCTTATCGTGAGCGCAAAAAACGGAAATTCCGTCGGCGTCGGCGCGTTTCTTCATGGGTTTTTGTGTTGGTT